GTGCGGTGGCGTCCTCTGCATATACGCTCACCTATACCATTTCAGGAAGTGCAGGAGTGGCAGGGGCGACAGTTACTTACGCTGGAACCACTTCAGGAAGTGTGGTAGCCGATGGCTCAGGAAATTATGCTATCTCAGGATTGCCGAATCTTTGGACTGGCACTGTTACCCCATCAAAGACAGGTTATACTTTTTCACCTGCTAACTCTTCTCAGACAATTAACAGTGGGGATAACACAGGCGTGAATTTTACGGCGACATCATCAGGCGGAGGAGCAAGCGGTTGGTTGAATGCTCAACACGATTTCGCAAACAAGAGAGGATTACGAGGATGAGCGGAGATGCGTTAGCTCGCGGCGCACGAAGCGCGACATTTGGTCCAGCAAAAGTCACTCAGGCAAAGTGGGATGCCATCTTCGGAAAAGATGAACCCCAAGAAACGCAAGAAAAGCTCAAGGAATCAGGTAAAGTAAATGGCAAACAGTCTTAATACCAATCCCATCGTTATCTCTCAAACGCAAACGGCATATAAATCGGCTGTGCTCACATCACAGGGATCGTTTATTACGTTACGCATTATTAAAGTATACTGGGAAAATCCGACCAACATTGGCGATACCTTTGTCATTCAAGACCCGGCCAGCGGTCAGACATGGTTAACAGGCCGATGTGAAGTAGCAAACCAAAGTCAAATTTTTGATTTTACAGCGAAACCCCTGCTATGGAAGGATTTTGAAGTTCTTACATTAGCATCTGGTACGCTGTATATCTATTTGGACTAACAAGTTTTCTCGGTTGCCTTCGGGGACCGAAATCAAGCAGTAAAATTTTTCAGAAGGAAAAGTGAAATGTCCTATAACAAGCGAGATTCAAAAGACCCCATGCCGACAGCGGATAATGTTTACCGCGAGAATGAGGCGGGCAACGTTCCGGTGACCGGCGAAGATCACGACCAAAAGAAAGCCGAGAAGGTTAGCGCCGCTAGCCGTTTTGGTAGCGGTATTGGTCCAGATCAGCCTACCCGTCAAGATGGCGATGGTAACATGCCTGCAACTGGTGAATCGCATGACCAGTCCAAGGCTTCAACTATACCAGCATCACGCCGCTGGTAAGCTGAATGACAAAGGAAGAGAAGGCCATTTATAATAAAAAGTGGCAATCTGCTCATCCTGTGTATGCTTCTAAAAAGTCTAAAGAGTGGAAGGCGGCGCATGTCGAAGAGAAGAAAGTTTACGACAAGCGGTATCATAAGGACCGCCTTATGAAAGACCCACTCTATCAAAGACGATATGCGTATAAGAAATTATATGGCATAAGTTTGGAAGAAAAAGAGCGCATTTTAGCATCTCAAAACAGGTGTTGTGCTATTTGCGGCATTCCAGATGCCAAAAAATGGTGTGTTGACCACGATCATTTTGCAGAAGTTACAACAGGCGAGATTGTTATTCGTGGAATTCTTTGTTCTACGTGTAATTTCTTGTTGGGTCATGCAAAAGATAATGAGAGTATTTTATTGGCCGCAGTAGAATATCTTAGAAAGAACGGTAAATAAAAATGGCAGATAAGCCTAAAACAGTAAAAGTCGGGGATGTCCTCGCCAAAGATAAGACGGAGAAATCCGCCCCGAAGTCGGAATCAAAACCCAAGAAGTCCCGACCGAAGCACAAACATACCCATATTGAACACCATTACGATGAAAAGGGTAAGTCAACGGGTCATACCGTGCGTCATACTCCAATGGGCGGCGGCGAAGAAGTCAGCTATGCCAAGCCCGATCTTGATGGAGTCCACGATGGACTTGAAGAGCATGTTGGCGAGCCCAATGAAGGTGAAGCGGAGGCTGAGCCTGCAGAGCCGCAACCCGCTGCAACCGCACCGCAGCCGGGAGTATAGTCATGCCGAATCAACCCACCGAGCAAGAAAAAGCTGCACTTTCTCAAACCCGTGGTAAAACCATGTCAGCCCTTGAAAAGTCAGGCGGTCTTGCAACTCCCGAAGCAAAGCAAAAATTTGCAGCGGCGCAAGGAACTGCCGAGGCCGCAGGTAAACTCACTCCTGCCCGAATGCAACAACTTGCGGCTCAAGGCACCATGAGTTTCAAGCACGGCGGAAAAGTTCCGGGTAAAAAAGGCGAAGCAGTCCCAATTATCGCGCATGCGGGTGAAACAATAATTCCAGCAGACAAATCCAAGGGCCGCAATTCCGAGTATCGCAAGGTATTTGTTGCACGACAGCAAACTCGACAGGGCGGCGGCAACACGCCAGTCAAAGGCGAAAAACACGATTCCAAGAAAGCGGAAAAGGGTATCGCAGAAAAGAAAGCATAACCGTGGGCATCTCAAATCTCGGTGACTTGAACTTCCGATTGACACTGCCCGATGTGCAGAAGTTGTCTAAGGAAGAACAAGACAACGTGAAAATTCGAATCCAGACTGATTTGCGTTTTCTGGTTAACTGCGTTTTGCGTCCTGCAAACTCCAAGAAGTTTCCAACACTTCTGGAAAAGGTTCATGGAAAAATTATTGACTCGTTCCTTCAGCCTGATCCTCACAAAGATTCTTCTGAATGGGATGAACGGGATGAGTTTGTAGTATTGGCTTCCCGAGGCATGCTCAAATCTACAATTGGAGCGGCCTTTCTAACTCAAGTTATTTTGTGTTCTCCTGACATTCGTATTCTCATCATGTCAGGAAAAATTGATAAAGCTAAGAGCATCCTTGCAATGGCTCGAAAGCCATTCTTTTCCAATCAAGTTATTCGGCATTTGTTTCCTGAATGGGCGATTGAAGAATCAGATATCAAACTTGAAGAGTTCACAACTCCAAAGCGAAACCCTGAACTAGACCTTCGAGACCCAACCATCTCCCTTGCCAGCTTTGAGTCTGTAAAAGCTGGAGGCCACTATGAACTTGTGTTTTTGGACGACGCGACAAACGAAATCAATTCGTCCAATTTAGAGAATTGCGAAAAAACCCACGGCACATACGATGATACTGACGAGCTAGTTGAGCCGGGCGGATATCGGATGTTTTTGGGCACCAAATGGCATGAAGAAGATTTACCCGCTTACATCTGTCGAAAAGGCGCGGAAGACAAAGAGAAATCTGGACGTGAGACAGTTTCTTATTTTGTTTTGCCCGCATGGACGCTCCGTAAAGATGGAACGCCAAAAGAAATAGAAGAACGGATAAAGAGAGAGAAGAACGGCCAACTTACTCCTGATGATGTCGATCTTACTTGGCCTGAGAAGCTGAATGCAAACTTCTTATTCAAACGCTATCGCCGGAATCGTTCTGATTTCTACAAGCAATATTTGCTTGATGCGTCTTTGGACGAGACGCCAAAGTCATTCACAGAAGCAATTCTGAAGAGACAGATCACATCTCCAAACGATCTTCTGCAAATTCCCATGCATGACCGTTCAGTTGTTGTTCACTGGGATTTAGCATCTGCATTTACTGGCCGACGCAAGAAAAGTGAATCAGATTATTCCTGTGGCATTATCGCGGTATTTCAGAACAGCACGATGAGAATGTGGGTTGTGCAGGTTGTTCTGGCACACTACAACAATGGTACTGATGTTTCAAACGCCATCGTTCAGTTGTATCGGACAGCGGAATATTTCGGGCCCATTGTCGGCCATAGCATCGAAGACGCCATGGGCGTCCGTTGGCTGGAAGATCAGATCAATGAAGCTGTACGAAGAACTGCCAAGCCATACGATAAACGGCTCAAGTCTATCACATGGGAATTGCCGAACAACGAATTGAATGCAAAGAATGTCCGTATCGCGGTATTGGCATCGGCCATGAAAGACGGACATGTCTTTATCAACTCCAATGTCGGGTTCATTGATGATGTCCGCTCTCAATTTGAAAAATGGACGCTTGATGCCAAGCGCCGTAAAGACGATGCTCCTGATTGCATCGCGCAGGCTTGGCAATACTATCGCCCGCTGATCTTTCCTAAGACCATTGAGAGTTTGAAACCTAGCGGGCCCATTCTCACATGGGAGCCTGAACTTCCGCCCGAAGCACCGGACTCGCATGCAGGAGAAGGTGAAAGCACGGATATTGATGCGGTGAATTCAACTAATGTTGCAAGTCTATATCGAGGATAAGGAAACGGAATGCAGTTACCCCAGCCAAATACTACCGCCGCCCCGCTAAATCAAAGAATAGATGATTTCAGTTTGGATAGTGGTGCAGTAAAAACTGATGAATCTGCACTTTCCTTAGTCATTCAGGATACCCAGCGAGCCGAGAAGTTCGTGATGGCGCGTTTATGGATGAGCGAATGGCGTGTTGCCAAGAGCTTGTACGAAGCTCCGGTTCGTCAGACTTATTGGCGCGATACTTTGGTTCCGCGCTCAAGTAATTCTTTCCCTCTAATCGCTCAGCACGTTCGGGCAATTCTGGATCAGGCTATGCCCGCTATCTTTCCAGAGATGACTCCGTTTGCCATTCAGCCGACTGAAGGCACACCTCGACAAGTATCGCGTGGTTGGGAATCGGTTCTGTCATATCAATTGCGTCAGGCGAATGTGAAAGCTCAAATGCGTCTAATAGTAAAAGACGCTGAAATTTTTGGCACGGGATTGGGTAAGTTTGGATGGGAAACCTTTGATCGTAAGCGCACGGTCTACAAGCGCGCGGCTATGCCGAAGGAAATTCCGTCTTCCGTTCCGGGCGGCAAGTCTACCTTTCTGCATACTGCAGAATCCGATGAATTGGAAGAGTACGATGTAACCGACCGCGTTAGTCAACCATTCTTTAAGCGCATCGAAATCAACCATCTTTTGGTTAGTCCGGGTCTTCGTGAACCTGATATTCGTGCGGCTGACTTTGTTGTGTACCGTGACTATTTGACGATCCGCGATTTGAACAAACTTCGGGATTTTGAAGGTTACGATATTCCCGACGAGAAGACTTTGAAGGCTTTGGCAGCACCTCCTGCCGAACAAGCACCGAGTTCAGGTTTGGAGAATGAAGGCACGGCGTACCCGACACAGGGGCATCGCCCGCTTCCGCGCTATCTTGATGAGTCTGAAGACCCGCTGGAACACAAGCTGGAAGTTCTTGAGCACTGGACAAAGGACCACGTCATCGTGGTTCTGCAGCGCAAAAAAGTAATTCGTAATGAAGGCAACCCGCTAGGCGTCATCCCGTTTGTTTCTTGTTATTGGGACGATCTACCGGGCACATTCTACGCCTTTGGTATTCCACGTCGTATTGGTGGAATCCAGACACACATTCAAGGTTTGCGTAACCTGCGTTTGGATGACGTTCACATGAACCTTCAAAACATGTGGATGGCTCGCAAAGGTTCCAATATTGCCGCTCAACCCATCAAGCAATACCCGGGCGCGGTATTCAAAGTCGATGACATGGACAGTTTGAAAGCCATTGAGAAGCAACCCGTTTTGTCTGAAGCATATCAGGAAGAAGAAGTTCTTATGGCTGATGCCGAGAAGACAACGGGCGCGAATGAACTGTTGATTCAAGGTGCTATGCCGGGTGGTGTACGCAGTACAGGTATGCGCTCTGGTACAGGTGCGGGAGCCGTGGCAGGAGCATCAAGCGCCCGCGTACAAAGTTTTGTGGATATAGTGTGTGACCAGTGCTTGCTTCCGCTTCTCTATTCTTTCCTGAAAATGGACAGGATGTGGCTTGATCCTGCCGTTATACGCAAGATCGTGGGAAAGACGTTGTGGACATCCATGGAACAGAATCATGACGGCGATCTTACGCTCGACATGTGCAACAATGACGATATTGAATTTACTTTGTTGGCCGGTTCAAACATCGCAGCTAAACAGAAGATGGGCCAGTCTTTGCCATTGCTTGGTCAGATGCTGGAAGCCCCGGCTGTTCAGCAAGGATTGGCATCTGCTCAAATGAAGGTCAACTGGGTTGAGTATAGCCGTCGTTGGGAAGAAGTCTCAGGTTGGAAGACACCAGAAGACATCATTATCCCGATGACTCAGCAAGATCAGCAACGTGCTGCGCAGATGAATCCGAAGATGTTGGATGCCCAAGCAACTCGTGCGCGCTTGGCTCAGATGCACGCCCAAAATAAGGACCTGTCTGCTCAAGAGCATCAGCAAAAACTTACTGAGATTGATGCCAAGGGTCAGGCAGATACCGGACAAATTATCGCCACGAAAGCTGTGGAGCGAGCCTCGGAACGCGAAGAAACTCCGGGCATTGTATCAGGATTCGAAGGGCTCGGAGGAACGTAATGGCTCAAGTTATGACTACAGACGGATTCGTTATAGATGTGTCCGACGATGATCCGTTGCTGCGGCGAGACATTCCCCGCGTGGAATATGAAACTTCTCAAGAAAATTACGACACCGCGCAAACCATATACGACAAAGCGCGGAGGATAGGGCATCTACGAAATAATCCAGATCATTTGCTGTTTATCAGCGATCTCAAGGAGAAAATTCAACAGAAGGCCGATATTTTGCTTGCCTGCACGGATAAGGATAAAAAAGATAAAGCGTGGCAAGATCATCGAGACTTACGGATAGTTTTAGACTATTGCAATAACACAATAAACGAAGCCGCCACCGTACCAAGACCGCTTTTGCACAAAGTATCACAGTAGTAAAAATAGACCTGATTGGCCGGGATTGGCCAAAATAAAGGAGAATCACAATGGGAACAGGAATACCAGTAGAGAAGGTTTTGAAGTTCACGGACAAAGGCATTTCCGTTGAGGAAGCCCGCAAGAGAATGTTGGAAGCAGGCGAAGCACCGAAAGGGATTCTGAAAGAAGTACGCAAGAACGCGGCAGTGAATCCAACACCAGCACAACCAGTTGTTCAGCCAACTGTATCGGCTCCGGTACGACAACCTGTCCCGAAGAGAGAAGTTGCCACATCCGCTAAGCTGACTGTTGTTACCGAAGATGGAACGGACGGAGAAAGTACTATCATCTCCGCCGAGACGCCGCAAAAGCTAGATGCTGAAATCAGAACGATTCACAGTCAAGCACAAATCAAGCACCAGAAGATTCGCGTTGAGTTTATTGCCGATGAGCCTATTGAACCAGTTGTTCAACCAGAACCAACAGCGGTGGTTGTAGAAGAACCCGTTACTGCTCCTGTGGTGGCTCCCGTAGTTGTGTCACCGATTCCTGTAGAACAACCCGAGCGAATTGAAAACGCCAAATTCATTCTGGAAATCAAACAGGAAGACGGTGAATGGATTGGCGAGATCACGTACAAGAACGGTGCAGGTATTGAACGCTTTACTGCTCCGTCACGTAATGCTCTGAATTTGAAGTTGCTCGAAGGCAAGGCCAATGCGACCCTTCGTGTTCGTGAAGCTATACGACGCGAGAAATATGGCACCGAATTGGATAAGGTCTATACCTTGCCCGACTATCTGACGCAAGAAGCGTATGATGCTCTTCCAAAAGAAGCGCAGATGGGAATTCTTGATACGATTGCCACGAATGAAGGCAACGTGTTCAAAGAGTTGCACCCCGAGTATTGGCCGAATGAGGACAATTCTGTCAAGATTCAAAAGTTTTTGAACAAGCGTGGTTTACCTTTCACGCTAAGAAACATCGAATTTGCTTTTGAAGAACTGATGGAAAGCGAAGAGCTTGATATCAGACCAACTCCAAAACCAACAGTTGTAGCACCGTCCGTACCTAGCCCTGCACCGCGCACAGAGGATTCTGTGGCGGCGGTAGTGCCTGTAACCCCTGTTGCACCCGCACCAGTGGTTCCGGCTACCCCTGCACCGCAGGTACGCAAGAGGGGGACGACTGGCTTGCAGCCCGGTCATTCTAGCGCGGCTAACACCGAACTAGAAACGGCCACAGAGGAAGCTAACAAGCCGAGCGAACCCTCAGTCGCGGAACTTCGTAAATCTTCTCCTATCGGAAAACCGCCTAGCGACGACCTCCGACGAGCGTATCAAAATACGCTTGCCGAACGTCGAAAGGCTCGACAGTTCTAATCGGATTGATTGGGACAATAGTGGGAAGTAAACATTTGTTCGGCATACCATAGCAGAGGTTTCTGCCGCTAGTCTCTAATATGAATTGGAGTCCTAGTGTTCTAATGTAAAAAATTGAGGTAACAAATATGCCTAGTAATTCACAGGCTTCATTTGTTATCGGCTCAACTTTGCCAAGCACCCAAGCGGTCTTTTATGATCGTTTGGCAGTACGTGCTTTGTTCGCGCATCTTGGGTTCCAAGGGCTGACCGCAGAACGTCAGATTCCGAAGAACGCAGGTCGCACGACACAAATTTACACGTATAACTTGGCTCCGTTTACTGCGAACGTTTCAGCAAACGCGATTGATATTGGTGGTGGACCCATCAATACCCCGCCCCCGACTGCCGTAGAAGGCACCGTGGGCACACCAATCGTGCCAACTGAAGCGAGCATCCAAGCAGTGCTAGGTCAGTACGTTGATTACGTCAACGTTTCTGACTTTGCTCTTGCTGTGGATATTGGAAAGCCTCTCGAACAACTCAGCGAAATGCTTGGGTATCGAGGCGCTCTCGTGGTTGATACGTTGATTCAGCAAGGCTTTGATGCTGCTGTTTCTACGGACCCAACTGCAAGCGTTCAGCTTTCTGATGGTAGCTACGTGACCCGTGCGGTTCTTAACACGGCTGTGGCTACAATTCGCGGAAAGAACGGACGACCTTTTGCCGGTGGAAGAATGCGTGGAATCATGCATCAACAAGGGTGCATGCAAAATTAAGCTATATCCGTTAATATCTTACATTTAGCTTGACAAAGTATCAGATATGTGATACAATGTTTAGTGAAATAAGACAAGACGGAGGAAAGACTTCGATGGATCACAACGCATGGCCGTATGTGGCCGGAATTTTAGATGGTGAAGGAAGCATCTACGTTGTCCGTGGTCAACGCTCAGACGGATGTTCGGGTGAGCGATTTGAATTGGGAATCAAAATTAGCAATACAGATTTCCGTCTCATCAAATGGCTACTGCACAACTTTGGTGGACGATTTCAGACTGATGTTAGCAACCGCAAAGGACGAGGTTTTTCTTCTTTGCGGGCCAAACTTTTATATCAGTGGAAATTGTCTGGCAGCAAAAACAAAGAGAAGTTTTTGTTAGGTGTTATCCCGTATATGATTATCAAGCAGGAACAAGCTAAACTCGCTCTTGAGTGGGTTAGATTGGGAACTGGTTGGAATCAAGAAAAGCGCGCGGTGCTGGCAGAAAAAATATCAGCACTGAACCACGGCCATCTAATCGAAGAATCCCCAACGACTAATACGCTTAACACTCCATTTTATGGAATGAAGATAGAGTCTGAACTGCATGGTGACATGCAGAGTGATCCTGCGGTGACGCAGAAATCCTAAACAAAAATTACCTTATATACTTAACGATGTTGCTAACGACCTGACTCACAACGGCGTTCTCGACACCGAGAAGTACACCCGTGAAGGACAGAAGTGGATTGAAGCTGGCCTCGCAGAAGATAATGAAATCATCCCGGTAGCGGGTATCGATTTCGTTATGAGCACCAACGTTCCGTTGGTTGCCAACTTGCCCGCATCTGGTAAGTCTTCTTGGGAAACCTACATTACTGCTGACGA